TTCACCATCAGCGGTGCGGGTAAGCTCATGGGTAGCAGGTTCGTGTTCAGCCTGTTCCGAGACGCTACGGACGCAGCAGACACCTACGCGCACTACGCAGCAGTGACTGATCTTGGCATACACTACGAGAAGGACACGGTGGGTAGCCGCACTACCCTCACAAAGTAACCATCACTCAGGAGGACGGCATGTCCCTGTCTACTCAAACCAACAGGACCGACCACACCGAGAATGGTGTGACTACGGTCTTCCCCTTCTACTTCAAGATTTTCAGCGAGGCTGACCTAGTGGTGATCAGTGTGGACAAGACCACGCTGGTCAAGACCACGCTGTCGCTGGGCACGGACTACACCATCTCGGGAGTCAACGCTGAGAGCGGCAGCATCACCAAGGCTGCGGGCACCTCGGGCGACGGTCTCGTCATCAAGCGCGTGGTGGACCTTACCCAGCCCACGGTGCTGCGCAACCAGTCGGACTTCTTCCCTGCCACGCACGAGAAGGCCTTCGACCGCATCGTCATGCAGAACCAGCAGCAGCAGGAGGAGCTGGACCGGGCCGTGAAGTTCTCGCCCACCAGCACCAGCCGGGGAACGATGCCTGAGCCTGTAACGGGCTACGCGGTGGGGTTCGATGCCAACGGTGATCTCGCAGCCGTCCCCAACACTGGAGCAGACCAGACTGCATACAACACTGCAACATTCGCCGCCAAGACCGACCTCGCCCTCATCCGATCCGACCTCGCCGCGACTACGGGGGCGGGGTTGGTGGGGTATGTATCACCATCGACTGAGGTTGTGACCACTACTACCAAACAATTCCTGGATCATCCAGTCTTCGCCAATGTGGTATCAGACACCCAGAGATTGGTTGACATCATAAATGTGGCGAGGCAGGGGCTAGGCTCAGAACCGACCCCCGTGGTGATCCACTCCTACACGGAAGCCTCCACGGTCCTATCGGTGGATAATGTCGGCACCAGCAATACCATTCTTGCTCTACAGAACGGCAACAACCCAACGCGCAGGCCAGATAAGGCGTCGAATTTTGTTGGGACAGGCCAGTTCCTGGCTTGCAACAAATACATCGTTGGTTCGGGTTACACGAGCCTTTTTGTTATTGATGCCAACGGGAACATCGTTTCCCAGGCCAATGCCAATTTCTATGGACCAGCACACACCTTTGGCCTTAATACAACGGCTGCGACATCCATTTACATCAATGGGACTTCCGGCTCTCAGAAGTCTATCTTCTTCCAGAGTGCGGGTGTTAATAGGTTCCAGCTATTCCTGACCGGGAATTTGCTCTACATCGGGGCCTATGACACGGGAGGCGGTTTCATCGACTTCCCGTTCTCACTGGACGCTACATCTGGCGTTGGGCTCACCTTTGCCCGTCCCATGATCATGACGAAAGGTATTCAATACCAGGCCAAGGCGTTCACGGCCAACGGTTCTGCGACTACCTTCACCTATCCAGCGAACACCCGCTACCAATACATCACGACCTCTGCGGCTTCGCTTGCGACCACCTTACCGGGAACATCGTCAACCTTGGATGGTATGGTGATCACGCTTGTCGCCGGTTCTTCTGTGGCAACCGCCACCTGGGTTGCGGGAACGGGCGGGGCTACTATCGTGGGCGCTCCGAGTTCCCTATCTGCCAATGTCCCCGTCCGGTTCATCTACCACCACGCCACAACTAGCTGGTATCCCTACTGACAATAAAAAGAAGGGACCGTAGTCCCCCCTCTTAACCCAGCCATCGTGAGCCGCAACCCACTACACAGCCCCGGCCAGCTCGGGGCTGCGCAACCAAAGGAGCACCACCATGGATTTCCCTGAAGCATTCCACGCAGTCATCGGCCACGAGGGCGGCTACGTCAACGACCCCAATGACCCAGGAGGTGAGACCAACTTCGGCATCTCGAAGCGGCAGTATCCCCATCTCGACATCAAGAACCTCACCCTCAACGAGGCCAGGGCCATTTACCACCGGGACTACTGGGTCAAGGCCCTGTGCCCCAGCTTCCCTGACCCTCTACGTTTCCAGCTCTTCGACACCGCCGTTAATTCTGGCCCTGGTATGGCCGTCGTCCTGCTCCAGCGAGCGCTGGGGGTCAAGGACGACGGTGTAGCAGGCACCATCACCATGAAGGCCGTGGCTGAAGTTAAGAGCGTGGCTGTGCTGTCAGTGCTGTTCCTGGCGGCTCGGCTGCGCTTCATGACGGGTCTGGATAACTGGCCCCACCACGGCAAGGGCTGGGCACGTCGCATCGCAACGAATCTTGAGGAGGCAGTCAAATGTGGACAGCACTGATCCCAGTCCTCGGCACCATCATGGACAAGATTTTCCCCAACGCCGAAGCTGCGGCTGCGGCAAAGCTCAAGGTCATGGAAATGGCCCAGGCTGGTGAGATGGCAGCGCTCGATGCCGACCTGAAGATGGCACTTGGGCAGATCGACATCAACAAGGCCGAGGCCGCGAGCGGCAACCGTTACGCCAGCTCATGGCGACCCACCATCGGCTACATCTGCTGCGCGGCTCTGCTCTACAACTTCATCGTCTACCCGCTGATGCTGTGGGTGTCGGCGGTGTTCGCGCCCAGCGTGAAGGTGCCGCCCCTGGTGGATGAGAAGCTCTTCGAGCTGCTGCTTGGCATGTTGGGACTGGCGGGCATGCGAACCTACGAGAAGGTCAAGAGCCTGCCCAAGTAAAACCGAAAAGGCCCCTACCACGCATGGAGGGGCCTTTTCATGTCTGCTCGAAAGCAGGTCATCAGCGTAGCAGGGCTTCGCGTAATGGTGCAACTACATCGTGGCGACCCATATGGTGGAGTTCACCACGCCGACGTAGGCCCACATGCTGACACCCTTCTGCCTGTCATGTGTCAGTAGGTAGACGGCTATGCTGTAGATAAGCCAAACAGCAGAAAATACGATGTGCGTAGTTGCTTTGGTCATGTGGTTCTCCTCTGCTGCTCCAGCATGGTGAGCGGTGGCTCGGCTGGGACCTTGTTCAGACGGCAGTGCTCGTCAGCAAGGAAGCGAGCGTAGTCCTGCGACTCGCAACACTTCAGCGCTGCGCGGAACACGGCCTGCCAGTCCAGCCCTGGGGTGTAGTGCGGGAGCTGGGAAAGTAGCTGCTTGGTGATGGCTTCGTTGTGCTCGGTCACTTGCTTCTCCGTTCTGCTGCGTAGCGTTTGATGCCCTCGAACAGGGCCTGTTCTGTGGAGTGCTTGAACTGCAGCGCACCGTAGACAGCTTCGTCAATGGTGCCCTTGGCCATGATGTGATGCACGAACACACGGTCGCTATCATTGCCCTGCCGCCACACGCGAGCGATGAACTGGTCGTAGAGTTCCCGGTTCCAGGTCATCGAGTGCCACGCCACATGGTGGCAGGCGCCCTGCATGTTGTTACCGTGCCCGATGGATTGTGGGTGGCCGAAGAGCAGTGGGATGTCGCCCTGGTTCCACTTCGCCACCAGCTTGTCGAACTGCTTCATGTTGTAGTCGCAGGCGAAGACGCCATCCTTGAATGCTCCGCGCAGACGGTCCAGGTCATGCTCGAAGTCATAAGCCACCAGCAACGGACTGCCCTGCAGCTCGTCCACGAGGTCGCGCAGAGCCTCGCACTTCTTGCTGTGCAGGTTGGACCACTCACGCTCGCTCTTGGGGGCCTGCAACCCACTGGGCAGCACCTTTGGGTCAAGGTAGATACCACCGTTGGCCACCTGTCGGATCTTGGAGGATGCCGACGCAGCGTTCACTGCGGTGACGATGCGCGAGTCCACAGCCGTGATGAAGTCCTTCTCCAGTTGGGAGTAAATCTCCATCACGTCTTCGGGCAGGTCGATCCAGATGTTGTTCTCCACGAGCCGTGGCATGTCGAGCAGCTCGTTGCCCATGCGCAGCATGAGCGGCTCGATGGCTTCGTAGATGCGTTCTTCAGCCCCAGGCATGAGCGTGAAGCTGTGCCCATACTTGTCGGCCACGAAGTAGGTGTCGCGGTAGTGCGTGATGTAGGCACCGAGCGCGTTACCAAGATCGAGGATGTAGCACTGGCCGAAGAGGTCCAGCAGGCCGTTGGCTGCGGGGGAGCCGGTGAGACCCCACCGACGACCGAAGGTGTGGAGCACGAACTTCAGAGCCTCGAAGCGGCCTGTGTTGTAGTGCTTGAACTTCGACAGCTCATCGATGCAGAGGATGTCGAAGCCCATGGCAAGAAACCGCTTCATGTTGACGGTGACCCGGTTCTTCACCTTGCCGGTGCGGGTGGTGTATTTCTCCCGCTTCACATCGAGCAGCCAGTCGAGACCCTCAGGGTTGATGATGACGATGTCTACGTCAGCCGTGAGAGCTGCCGCCTTGTCCTTGCCGTGCGCGATGGCATAGGTGAGGTGGTTGAAGTCCTGCCACTTCTTGATCTCGTTGGGCCACACGGTGTAGCAGGGGCGCAGTGGTGCGATGAGCAGCATCTTGCCCACCTTGGACTTCTTCTTCAGGAACGACAGCGCGGCCAGGGTGCATGAAGTTTTTCCGAGGCTTGGTTCAGCCAGGGTCAAGGAGGAGCCCTGCGCAAGCATGCTCAAGCAGAAACCTAATCGCCGTTAGCTGGTAGCTTCTCGGCTCGAAAGGCCTGCTGTTCTCCCTGACCCTGGAAAGGGTCTCCTTTTTCATTTCTTCCTCTTGGTGAAGTGGATCCTCGCATGCGCAGACTGAGTCATGACTTCGAGGTTCTTCGGGTCGTTGTTGCGCTTGTTGCCATCTTTGTGGTGGACAACCTCACCTTTGGCCAGCGGCCTTCCCAGCATCTCTTCAGCCACCACACGATGCTCATGCCTACCATAAAACTTTCGGTAGCCCGTGGAGGTCTCGTCCAACCTAGCTGCTCGTATCTTGTGTCTGCTACGCTGGCCTATTACAGCGTTGAATGTGGCACGATGCCACTGGTTCTGGCACACGTAGTCGCAGAACTTTAACTTGTCCTTGCCTCTTCGCATGTCGCTGCGTTGGTAGTCTGTGAGTTCAAACTTAACACCACACCAGTGACACTCCATAGTGTGGCCTTTGAACGGCCATGTGGGTTTTGGCATGTCAACCTCCTGCGTGACTCTACCGGATTCCGAGGCCTGAGTCTAGCAGCTTCTTAACGGATTCAAACGCTTCATCTTCATTGTCGTGGACCTCTACAAGGTAGCCGAGCTGCTTCAGCAGGGCGTGGATGTGGGACTGCAAGGGCCGTGGCTCTTCGCCAGGACGCTTGAACTCTATCAGCAGGGGCCTGCCACCGGGCACCCAGAAGATGCGGTCGGGGATTCCCCTGCGGCCAGGGGTGGCGAGCTTGGCACTGGCCACCCCCAGCTCGTGGAGCACACGCTCACAGGTGTTTGTCTCGATACGCTTTTCGAGCATGCTCCGCTCCGTAGGGTGGGCACAGATGACAGAACTCTTTGATGGAAAGCCCTGGCACGATGTGCTTGTAGAACATCTCTTTCGGCTGGATGGTGGCACCGCACTTCTGGCAGCACCACCGCACCTTGACCCGCTGGTAGGTTACGAGAGGATGGATCATAGCGTGTCGTCAGGGATGACGAAGGTGCCAGGGCCAGTTCGCGCCACGGCCAGGATCTCCGTGAGCGTCTCGTGCATGATGGAGTCGAAGGTGCCCTGAGCCTGCCGGAACATGTTGTCGGGCAGCTCCACCGTCTGGTAGACGAAGTTGCCGTCCGGCAAGCGCAGGATGATGACGATGCCGGTGGTTCCCGAGGTGGGCTGAACGAACTTCACCATCTCGTTGATGAAGCTGCTTTCGTGCTGCATGTGCGTGGCCATTAGGCCTCCTTAGAATTCGCAGTGACCTGACTTGTTCTTGGAGTAGAAGCACCACTTGCACTGAAAGCCAGGGCGTGGCGCGAAGATCGTATCGTGGAGCAACTGCGCGGGCGCAGCAGTCCAGGCCTGCTTCATGTCCTCGAATTCGTCGCGCACGTAGGTGTCCTTGTGCGTGTGCTCGGGGCCTTGGTCGAGATACCACAGCTCGACGTTGATCGTGTCCACCTCGGGGTGGAATATGAAGCCCAGCAGAGCGTAGAAGGAGAGCTGCTTCTTGTTCTCCTCGTAAACCTTGCCGGTCTTGTAGTCGATGATGGTCATCGTGGTCTTGCCCTTGCGGTCGCGCTTCTTGAAATACACGTCGATCTTGGCGCGGATCCAAGCCTCGTGGCTGTTGTAGTCCACAGGCTCCCACTTGGAGTTGACGGCCACCTCCTGCTCAGGCACAGCATCGGCCTTGGCGAGCTTCTCGAACTCGTCGTAGTAGAGCCTGCACGAGTCAGGAAGTTTGGACATCGGCTGTCGAAACCGGATGAAGTCCTCAGCCTCTTGGTGGATGGCATTGCCACGATCCATGGCTGGTGACCCAGGCTCCTTGATGCCGTCGATGCGGGAGAGCTTCACCTTGCGGGGGCATTGCGAATACGTTTTCCAAAGCGAGTAGGACCAGCGCGTGATGCGCTTCAGTGCGCTCATAGCTTCTTCCCCTTCTTGTCCCAAGGCTTCAGCGATGCCCAGTTGGTGGTTGAGGTCTTGCCTTCGGAGAGCATGGGAATCTCGAAGGGGTTGAACTCCATGCTGGTGCGCAGGATCTCCATCCCTTCCTCCTTCTCATCGAGCGGCACGTCGGCGAGCACTTCGTCGTGTACCGTGAGCAGGAGCTTGTGACCCTCGGGCTTGGCCTTGTAGTAGTTGATGATGGCCCGCTTGGTCTGGTCGGCTGCGCTGCCCTGCACGAGCCGGTTCAGCATCTTGTATTCAAACGTGCGGGTGCTGCCGTCCGGCATGACCTTGGGGTCTTCGCAGTGGTAGAGCCGTCCCCCCCAGGTGCGGAGTGGCTGGCCGTCACGCGCCAGGGTGCGCAGGCCGTCCTGCAGGTCCTTCAGGCCTGGGTAGATGGCGAGCACGGCTTGTTTCGCCGCACGGGCCTCCTCAGCCTCACAACCGGCCTTGTCAGCCATGAGTTGGATGCCCATGCCATAGATCAGGCCGAAGTTGATCTGCTTGATCACGGAGCGGTCGAAGCTCTTGGACAGCCGACCGTTGATCTCCTCCGTGGCCACCCCGTGCGCGTCCATCCAAGCGTCCTGGAGGTAGGCATCCTTGAGCAGGCCGTCCTCGTAGTGCGCGAGGATGCGGATCTCCTGCTGTGAGTAGTCCCGGCAGAGCAGGACACCGCCATCAGAACTAACAATGTAGCTGCGCACCAAAGGTAGGGGAGAGAGGGCCAGCGGGCACTTGGGCAGTCCGGCCTGCTTCTCCTTCGGGAGGTGGGCCTCCTGGTGCGCCCACAGCGGCTTGAACTCCTTGGGGATGTTCTGGAAGTTGGGCGAGCTGGACAGTCGGCCCGTGACGGCACCGATGGCTGCACCCTTGCCGTATTGCTTGAGCTGGTTCCAGGTGGTGAAGATCCTCCCACCGCTCTCGCGGGCCGTGGCCAGCCAGGGCTGCATGAAGGTGCCCAGGCAGGTCTGCAGGGAGGCGCGGTGGTTGAGCATGGCAGAGAGCACCTTGTCGGTGATGGCCCTGGCCAGCGCATCCTTGTCGGTCTTCCACGCGCCCTTGTCGGTCTTGCCCAACAGGTTGGTGTCCACCTTACCCACCTCGATGAGCGCAGCCACGAGATCGTCGCCGCTGTCGAGGTTGGTGGGTGTGACCTTGCCCTTGAACTTGCCGCTGTTGCGCAGCCTGCCCTTCGCCTTGATGCGCTTGAGGCACCACTCGGTGATGAGCTTCAGCTCAGCCGCATAGGTGTCGCAATCGCGGAGCAGGCGGGCCATGTCTACCGGCACACCTTGACGCTCCATGTCGAGCAGGATGGGCATCAGCTCACGCTCAGTGTCGAGCGCGTCGGACATCTTCAGCTTCTTCAGCTTGGGCATCAGGAACTTGTGGAGCTTCTCAGTCCTGACCACGTCGCCGTTTGCGTAGGCACCCACGATGTCACCGGGTGCGCGGCAGATGTAGGCACCGGCATCCTTCGACTGGCGGGTGATGACGTGGTTGGCGATGAGCCACTCACGCACAGCGTCGCGTTCTTCGGGCGGCATGTTGAGCAGCGCTTCCGCTGACTGCTTCAGGCCGTGGCTCTTCGCGTCAGGGTTGAAGAGGAACACCTCCATCATCGTGTCGTGGATCTTGTCCCACGGCAGGTCCGGCATGCCCATCCAGGTCTGCGCCACATCGTAGTCGAACTTGGCGTTGTGGCAGAGCAGCCCGTGCTCAGATGCGAACTCCCACGCTTCAGCGACCGCAGCCGCTGCTTCCGTGGGAGTGCAGTTGTTCGCTTCCGGGTGGCCGAATGCGTAGTAGCGTGGTGCCTTGTTGGGATACTTGATACTGACTCCCACCGGCATGGGCGGGTAGTTGGGTCGGGCGTCTATCGCCTCAGTTTCGTAGTCCAGAACTACGGGGCCTTGTGCGTTCAATTTTGCTCCTCTCACGTTCTGCTCTGAGTCGGTTGATGCGGGAGTGGATCCTGCGCAGCATCTGTGGCCTGCGCTCACCCTTCATCTCAGCCACGAAGAGCTTGCCAGCGTAGGCCTCAGTGCAGCCGCGCAGTGCGGCGTTCAGGGTGTGCCAGGAGTGCAGTGCTTCTTCGATGGTGGGGGTCTTCACGGTGGTCTCCAAAAAGGAGTGGGGCGGCAGCAGCTCTGTGCTACCGCCGCCCCTGGTTACTAAGTGTATTTCCGCTTGGGGGCAATCTTGCCCTTGGCGGGGGCCGCAGCCGTCGCAGCCTTGGGCGCGAAGGGGTGAGCGGTCTCGTTGTCCTGCACCTGGGCCTTCATGCGCTTGAACACAGCGTCCATCAGGTTGTTCGGGATCTTTTCGAGCTGGTCGAACTGGATCACGAACTGGGGCAGTCGACCGGACGGGTTCGGGATGCTGGTCATCAGCGTGGCCATGGACCACAGCGGACGGTCGAGCACCTTGGCGGTGTCCATGATGAGCTTGGACAGCCCAGCGGTGGAGGTGACGGGCACCTTCACGTAGCCGACCTGCGCGGACTCGAACTGGTCAGGCTTGGTGAAGGGGATGAAGCCGCCCTTCGCATCCATCGTGCCCGCAGGAATGGCAGCGAGGCGACGGGTGTTCTGGCAGGCCTTGCTCTTTCCGGCGCCGCTGGCCCACTCGTTCAGCGGGCAGCCTTCGCACTGGTCGTGGACTCGGGTCTTGCAGTCCTTGTGCGGGGCCATCTCCCTGCGACCGTCCCAGGTGTCGATGCCGACCACCTCCACGTCACCGTTGGCGTCGGGCACGTCACGACCGAAGGCATAGCAGTCGGGCGGGGTGGGGGTGTTGGGGTCGTAGACGCCTTCGTAGTAGAGGTTGGCGTGGATGTCGTCAATGACGACGAGCGGGGCACCGTGCTGCAGGACCGCGCCCTGGAACTTGATCTGGCCGTTGGTGCTGAAGTAGGGCCGCACGACGGAGCGGCTCTCGGCCTTGGCCGCGACCTTCGCGGACGCTGACATTTCCTGCTCCCAGGTGTTGAGCTGGGTGACCTTCTTGGGATTCGCCATGTGATGGCTCCTTGATGTGGGATGTGGTGAGAGGATTGAAAAGAAAGTGTCGCGGCTTCGGCTTGGTAAGTCGTCAAGCGGTAGTTCGGATCTTCGGAAGTAAAGACCAACGGCTACGTCGGCGTCTTCGGTAAATCGGCGGTGTCGAGCAGGATGTCGATGGAGCTGTTCATGTTGGTTTCCTACACTTGGCAGTTGATGTGGCGGTAGTGTTTGATTCCTTTGTTGCCGACGACGACACTACCCTTGTCGGTATCGACCATTCGCTTGCAGCGGTAGCAAACGTGCAGTGCCATGTCACACCTTGTTGAGCGAGACGGTGACCTTAGGGAAGGCGATGACACCAGGGACCTGCTTGTCGTCGTCCCAGCGCAGTCCCACGGCCTCAGAGCTGACGCGCTTCTGGAGGAGGTCCCAGGAGCCGGTCTTGACGATGTGCTTGCGGAGCTTGTCCCAGTCCTCGACCTGGGGCACGTCCTTGATGATGAGCGAGACGCGAGCGAGCTTGCCCTGCACACCAGACGCTTCGTCCTTGGGCAGCAGGTTGATCAGCTCGGCCTCGATGAGTTTACGCTCGGCGTCGATGGCATCGACTTTGGCCTGGGCCTCACGCTTGAGGTCCTTGAGCTTGTAGAGCCTGTCGGCCATCAGCGCAGGGGTGCGGGGGAGTTTGATGGGTGATGCGGGCATGGGTGCCTCCTTGAGGGTTGATGGTGACACTGGGCAGTGTCGGAGTGCAAGGTGTTTAGCAGCATGGTTCTGCTGCTGGACAGGTGCTTACAGGCGGGTGAGGGATAGAATGATGAAGGCGTTGGGTTCACAGCCCTTTTCTCGGGCAATTTCATTCCGAGCAAGCGGCATGTCGATGGTTTGAAGCGGCTCCGCGCTGTCAACCGTCCCATCCCAAATATGGATGGGGCTTCCACAAATCTGCTGAACGGCGCAGTAGTGATAGGTGATCTTCTTGGGCTTGCTGAACGGGTTACGCATCAGCCCTCCAGGGCGAGGATGGACAAGATCACTTGCGGCGGTTGAGGGCGGCAGCCTTGCGGCGTTCGTGCCGGTTCATGGCGTGGATGGTGGGATGGTCCAACGGGACACGGCGCACCAATTCCTCGCCGGGGCGCAGCGCCTCGTCCATCTGACGCTGGAGGTCATTGGCATCCACACCACGGTAGATGCGCTGGAGGGTTTCGCCTTCGTAGCGGGTTTCCTGCATGGCTACTCCTTCACGGTGTTGAGCCGACCGCCCAAGGCAACGGCGGCATTGGCGGTCATGGAGGCTTCACGGACGAGGCGCAGGGCAGCGGCTTGGTCGGCACCCTCGGGGGTGTTCTCGATCAGAACCGTGGCGAACACCTTGGCGGCGTCACGGATCGCCGTGTAAGCCACCAGAGTCTCGGGGGTGGGAGCGTGATACTTGAAGATGTGGTCGAGGTCGAAAGCCATGGAAGGCTCCTTTAGATGGGGGTTGGTTTTGGACAGGCTCACGCCTGGATTTCTTTGAGGGTTTGGTAGGCACGGAGCATGGCGACCACATCACCAGAGGCGACAGCGCGGTCAGCGGCGGAAAGGTCCTGCTCGATCATCGCGGCCCCGAAGGCACCGGCTGGACCGATCTCTTTGTAGTGCCCCAGCACTTCTCGGACACGGGCTTGCTCTTTCGGGAGGGCTTCGGCAAGGGATTCAGCCATGGAATGGTTCTCCGTTCTGGACAGCCGCATCGCGGCTGCGTGAATGGTTCTGGTTTCGAGTTCAGGAGCAGACGCTCAGTGCAGCCCCACCACAGCCGCGAGGTCAGGAGCGACCGCGCAGCTATGGTAGACGGTGAGGGCTGCGAGTGCCAACAGCCAAGGGTAGAGGATCAGTCGGTCTTGGAGCGTGGGTTTACGCACGGCTGCTCCCTGTAGAGGATGGTCTTCTCGACTTCCTTAATGAGTGCGGCTAATTCGGCCTGCTCAGCCCACTCTCCACCAGAGGCTAGGCGATAGTATTCACGCAGCATCCTGTGGCACTTGCGCAGCGTCTTGCCGACGCGGTCTTTGGGGGTGCTCATCTCACGCTCCCTTCTTGGCCAGCACCAGCGCGTATTCGAGGGCCTGGGCCTTCATCTTCGCGCCATTGGCGAACACGATGCTGCTCGTGCGGTCGTCAGTGCCCTTGACCTGGGAGTAGTGGTCCGTCCACTCGGTGAAGGCCTGCACCATGCCGTAGAGGTTCCCGCATCGACCAGGGATCTCGGCGCCCTTGCCCTTCACGAGGAGCTGCTCGAAGCACTCCAGCTTGTTGGTGAGCACCGTCATGCCCCTACCTTCGGGCGTCTTGTCCACGTCGCCAAACATCGCCTTCTCGAAGGCCAGGACGATGTCGTCGGTGATGGGGTGCTTGGCCAGATACTTCATCGCGGCCACCCAGTCCTTCTGGTGCTCGGCGTGGGCCTTCAGGATGCCGCTGGCGACCTTGAGCCGGTCGGTGACGGACGCAGTGTGGCGGATCTTCATGCCCGCTGCGTTGCCCCTGGTGGCCATGGCCAGCGTGTTCTGGCAGACCACGGTGATGGAGGTGCTGCGCATCTCGACACCAGAGCTGCCGTCGTGGCTGTTGCTGAAGAGCAGGTAGCTGTCGATGGGGTCGCCCTTGATGATCTCGATGGGCGTATCCTTGGCGGCTTGGGCGAGGATCCAGATGCGCTCACCGGAGCCGAGGGCACCAGCGGTCACATACTTCATCTCGCCGCTCTTCACGAGGCTGTCGGTGAAGTCGAAGGCCTCGCTGTTCTGAAGCGGGGTGTAGCGATCGCCCACCACACCCAGCAGGGCGAGGGTGTCGCTGGCCATGGTGGCGTAAGCCGGGGCCTTGCGGCCATCGGCGAGGAAGAGTTGCTCCTTGGTGACCTTGAAGTCGAGGCTCGCGGCCTTGAGCATCTCTGCGCTGTTCTGCGCGTTCTGGACGTTGACACCGCGACCGTGCCATGGGTTCACATCGGCATGGGCGAAAGAGGCCTCGCCGAGAGCGTTGGTCCTGAGATTGTGGGCCATGTTACTTCTCCTCGATGGTGATGCTGAAGTCGGACTTCACGGTGTAGAGGTATTCGATGTCTCCGTGGATCTCGGTGTCGTAACCGTAGCCGGTGACACCTTCGATGTCGTCGGCCATGAAGCAGCCACCGATGCGAGCCATGAGGTAGGACTTATCCATGAAGCCGCGCTTCTTCTTGAAATTCTTCACGCAGGCTTCGAGCGTGGGCATCACGCCCTCGGGCGCAGTGCTTGTAGAAGTAGACGGGCTGACCTTCGACGGTGATCTGGCAGCGGGTGCTCATGGTGGTGCTCCTAGAAGTTGAAGACGGTTGAGAGCATGTCGGCGTCGGCCTCGCTTGGCACCAGCTCAAGGTTGGCGGCGTGGTCTTCACCGTTGATGGCGACGACGAACTCGCGGGTGCCCATGTAGCCGGGCATGATCTCGTCGCGGGAGGGGACTCGGTTGCCGTAGAAGTCGGTGTGGGACTCAAGCCCCAACATGCAGGCACCGGACTTGATCGCGGCCATGCAACCACGACCCACGGTGCCTTCGAGCTTCCACGCCATGCCGGAATTGATGAGGAGCTGGAGCTGTTGTGGTGACATCTCAGGCCTCCGCTTCGCCAGCGACGATCTGCTGGCCGATGTGCTTCCAGTTGGCGCAGACGGGGCACTCAGTCTTCTTGGCGTGGTGCCAGCCGCACTTGCACAGGACCGCTTCGCCGATGAAGGGCTTGGGCACCGACACGGGGTAGGTGCGCATGGTCTCGTAGTCGCTGAAGAGGTAGCGGGCGTGATCCGTGGTGAAGGCCCGCACCGTGGCGATGATCTCGCCAACGAGCTGCTTGCGCTGCGAGACTCGACCGCACTTGCCCAGGTAGTAGGTGCGCTTGCTGGGGTTGATCTTGATCAGCTCGTGGAGCTGCTCGATGGGGGTCTTGATGTGCTTGGTGGGGAGGTTGCTGACGATCTGCTGCGCGGGGCGCACGATGTCGAGCACGGAGGTGAGGATGTGGTTCATGTGGTTCTCCTTGAGTGGTGGGTGATGTGGGGTCAGAAGGCGGCGTTCCAGCGACGCCACTCGATGTAGTTCTCAGCGTGAATCTTGCGAGCGTAGGCTTCGGCCTGAGCGATGAAGCCGGGTGTGACCATGTCGCTGACGTTCTTGGCGAAGCACTTGCGCAGCGCTTCGACAACTTCATCAGCGGGTGTGTAGGCATGTAGCTTGTTGACCTTCAGCCTGATGATGAGCTTGTCTCCGGTGGTGAGCTTCTTCAGTCGTGCCATGTCGTCCTCCAGAGTTATGGGTGATGTGATGGAGTGATCTACTCCTTGAAGCCGTCGCAGCTTCTCAGCGTGACGGCTCTAGCAACAGATCGTTTCAGTGCGTGTCTGTGTTGCCTCTGCATCCTCACGACCTCAGTCGCTCAGCGCGTGTTCTCTATCCTTCATGGTCGGTTGTCTCCCGTGCCTGTTCGCCGCAGCTCAGGTGGGTGGCTTGGTTCGGTGTGCCCCGCGAGGCGTCATCCGTGGTGCTGGTGGCTGGTGTGGACTCGGTTACGTCGGCCAGTCATCGTGGCTCTATTTTACTCAGCAGCGTGGCTGTGCTGTAAACAAGTATTTTCAGCCAAGAGCCTAAAAATTAAAAATGGGGCCGGTTAGACCCCAAGATTTCTGAAAAGGATCTATGCCTACAGGAGCCGCTCGGTCTGCTGGCACCACTTCATGAGGTCGGCCTCCAGCCCCTGGTCCTTGATGAACTGCTGGTAGTTGTTCAGCCGCAGTTGCAGGCTCTTGGCATGCTGCTCCAGGGTGAGGTAGGCCTGCCGGTCCATCGCTTCGGGCAGTGTGCGCATGGCACGAGACACCCCGTGCATGCTGGCCTCCTGCGCGGTGGTGAACTGCTCAGTCATTGAAGCCTCCGAAGTCGCGCAGCGCAGTGAAGCAGGCCTCGAAGCAGACGACCACGGCACCGATGACGATGCCCACCGTGATGCACTTGGCCATCAGAGCACGGTCCATGTAGTGGTAAACGAAAGGCGCGGCGATGAGGCCCAGGCCGATGACGATGAGGTGCTTGGCCCGCATCACAGCACCTCGTTGTGGAAGGTGGGCCGGTTCTCCGGCACGTCCGCTGTGATGATGTTCGTGCTGGTGAATATGACCACAGGCTTGCGGGTCTCAGCAGCGAGCACCTCGGCGCGGTGCAGGGCACCCTCCCAGGTCTCGTAAATCTGGTTCGGTTTGCCACCGTCCAGGACGTAGAGCAGGTAGGACTTCTTGGTGTTCATGTGCGTGTCTCCTCTGCTACCCGCAGGTAGGGCACCGTGATTCGACTGACGACCAGCCTACGGTGTGGGTTACTTTCCTCGTGCCTTTGCAGGTCGGGCACTTCCTGGTCTCGATGGCGTGGATGCAGGCAGCATAGTTCTCACGGAGCTGGGCGAAGGCACCACAGTCCACTTCGATGCCAGCATCGGGGTGCAGCAGGCGAGCCTTGTCGTGGTAGGCCTGCCGCACCTCGATGAGCGTCGCGTCATCGGTTAATCCGAGGGCCGCGAAGTAGGACATCAGTCACCGTCCTCGGCGAGCTTGGCCAGCCGGTCCATGTAGAACTTCGCCTTGGCCACATCCTGTGGGCCACTCCCCTTGTGGGGGGCTCGCCACAGATACTTCATGATGTTGCCGCGCAGGTAGTCCGCGAAACCGAGCTTGCCCAGCATCGATTCGATGGCATCCAGACACTCGATGCTGCCCTGCGTGTAGTGCTTGGGCGAATTTATAAGGTCTTCCATGTGAGCCTCCTTCTGAGGTGTGATATTGCTGTGCGTGATACACCGAACTCTCTTGCTAGATCAGCACCACTTCGTGGGCTGGTCAGCACCATGCGTGCTTGGGCGTTGGTTAGTTTTGCGCACGGACTTTCCTGAAGTTTTCTCGGCTGGAACTTGTGAGCTTTACCAGCTCTGCGTGTGTCGTTCCAGTTGTCTTGAGGTGTGCCTGCATAGAGGTGCGCGGGGTTGCAGCACTTTGGGTTGTTGCAGGTGTGGCACACGAACAACCCATCGGGCGGAATTCCGTGGGTAAGAGCGTAGGCTACACGATGCGCCTTGAGCAGCAAGCCACGCCCAGCGGTAAGTTGGCCGTAGCCGCCATGGACCGTTAGGCTGGCCTGCCACTCCCAGCAGCCGTCGCCAACTCTACTAACCTTGCTCCAAAACCTATCCTTGAAGCCTGGGAAGTCAAGCGCGTCGGCCATAGTGCGCATGTCAGGCTCCGAAGTTCGTGTTGAGCCAGCCGATCAGCTCGGACTTCGTGGTGGGGATCTCCACCATGTCGATGGTGATCTCCTTCTTCAGGACACCCTTGGGGGCGTTCTCGAACATATCCCCACGGACGGTGCGGGCTTCGGCCTCACTACCGACGAAGCGGGTGCCAATCTGGTTGTGCTCGACCTTGTAGGCTCGCATGGCTCACCGACCCTTCAGCGCAGCGGTGATGCTCTTGGTCGCGGCCTTCTCACCGGCCTTGAGGCCAGCGGCGTAGGCCTTCTTCTCGGCCTCGGCGACGGCAGCGTCGGCGAGCTTCTTGAGGTCGGCGACCAGAGTCTTGCTGTCCTGCTTGTAGCCAGCCTTGAGCTGCTTGATCTCGGCAGCGTGGGCCTTGGTCAGCTCCTTGAGCTGCTTCGCGTGCTCCTTCTTCAGCTTAGCGCTGACCTTGGCCTCGATCTTGGCGACGAGGTCGGAGACGTTGGCGGCAGGGGCCTCGGCCTTCGGCTTGGCTTCGCGGGCCTTGCGCTCCTTCTTCTCCTTGGCGACCTTCTCGGGCTTGGGTGCGTCGGGCACGAAGGGGAGCTGCGCAGCAGGCACCTCGGCGACGGCCACGGGCGTGGGCTCGACGGGCTTCGCGGCCTTGCGGGCAGCGATGCGAGCTTCGAGCGCGTCGTCAGCAGCCTTGCGCTTGTCGGCGGCGGGGGTGGGAACGGACTTCTTTGGTGCGGACTTCTTGGCCTCGGCCATGGTGGTGCTCCTCGTGATAGGCGACGGTGCGCCTGGGTTGAATCACCAGTGTGAAACTAGCTGGTGACGAAGTGCAAGATGTTTATCAGCGCGGCTGTGCTACTCAAGCTCAAACTTCCACTTGTTCTCAAACGTGAGGTCCATCTCACGGCTGAAGCACTTTATGTGGACCTTGTGCGGTGTGCGCTCGTCGTCCAGGTAGGTGATGTCATCCACCTCCCACACGGACCCGGTGTTGGTGTAGACCACCTTGTCCTCCACCATCAAGTTTAAGAACTCATCCTTGGTCATCACGACGCTCCTTTGTATTGCCTGGGCATGGGCTCAGGCTTGGGTTTGGTCTTCTGGAGGTGGGCACGGACCTGGGCGTGGTTGGACCGCAGCCACTTTTCCTTGTTGCGCACGATGTAGAACCGCTCGTTGCCGCCCTCCCACATGATCGGGTTGGCACCCAGCACCTGCACGAACTTGGCGCGAGACAGGGCCTTGCCCATGCCGTTGGGGGTGACCTTGTGGTTGCCGTGCGGGTCGTAGACCCTGAGCAGCTCGCGTGACGTGTAGAGGTCGCTGGCCTTGCCGGTGAGCAGCAGCTCCGGCGTGTCGCGCAGACGCTGGCACCACAGGTCGAGGTCGCTCTTGCCGAGGTCGGTCATGGACGACTTGGCCGTGGTCATCATCGCGGGTGTGTGGTCGAAGCCCTCCAGGCTCACGTTGAGCAGGTAGTGGTGGAGCGCATTGCCACCGGCCTCGGAGTCCACCCACTCACGGATGGCTTTGCCCTCGGCTAGAGGGATCTTCTCACCCATGCAGTGCCAGATGAAGTTGCGCCGGTCGTCGTCGTCCATGAAGAAGGCGTCGAACTCATTGGTGGTGAAGATGTAGTTGATGCAGTCCCGCACCTTGTAGGCTGGGATGTTCTTCTCGTTCACGACCACCCAATCACGGGTGATCATGGTCTTGAACTCGGTGGCGTGGGCTCGCTTGTCAGAGCCGATGATGTCGTCACCCAATGCGAACTGAACGTGTGCTGCCCAACCATTGAACTGCGACGTGAGGTCGTTGGTGCTGAGCTGGTGGAAATTGTCTCCGTAGATGCGCGACACCATGGAGACCAGCAGCGACTTGCCGATCTGCGGGGCACCCAGCAGCACAGCCATGGAGAACATCTTCACGCCAGGGTTCTGGATGGGGAACGCGAGCCACTGCACGAACCACTTCTTCGCGGCCTTGACCTCTTCCTTGGGCACCGTGCAGGCATCGAATAGGTTGTCCACGACGCGCAGGAACGGGCTCACGTCACCCTTCACAGGCTTGGTGCCCCACCCTGGCCATGTGTTGAAGGTCTGGTCCACCAAACGCTCAGCACCGGGCATGTAGGCCGTGGCCGGTGACTCTCTGCGCATGGACCAACGCAACCACGCCGACGACAGGCTGACCTTCTTCTGCACGAGCGTGTTGTCCTTGTGCAGCACACCTTCGCGGTAGTTGTGCTTGCCCTCGATGAGGTTGAAGGCATCGAGGCTCATGATCTTGCCGGTGCTCAGCAGGCCGATGCCTTGGGGCGCATGCAGCAGCGTGTAGCGGTCGTTCATGCTGTGCAGCGGCTTGGCCATGGTGAGACTCACACGGGTGAGCAGCACGAGCTGCCGGAACTCTGCGGGGTCAGGGTTCGCCACGAAGTAGTCGTCCAGCCCCGTCTTCCCTGGCTTCACCGATGGGAGGAAGACGGTGTAGACGAGGGCTCCTCGCTCACACAGCTCCTCAGCCAAACGGTTCAACGCCATGATGACCTCTTCCTTGGGCTGGCCGTCATTGTCGTAGACGATGTAGACATCACGCTGCACCCAGTTCACGGACTCCAGCTCACGGAGCAGCACACCACCAGAGGCCTTGCTCGTGAAGTTCCACACACCACCGAGCCCGATGGTGAGGAAGCCACGCTCGCAAGCCTTCGCTGCCTTGAACTCACCCTCCGTGATGAAGAGCGGGATGGTGGCATCCGTGAGCACCGGCCTCCAGTCGAGCAGCGATGGGAAGTAGGCGCACACACCTGATGTTACGGACTGGTCGTAACGCTGGACCTTGCCCTTCTTATTCGGTGGCGGGTCTTCCAGGTAGCGGAAGCGTTGGAACGCTGGCCACTTTGAGTGTGGTGTGAGTGGCTTACCTGGGTTGGCTGGGTCCATGTAGCGCAGACGCATGGACGGGATGGCCTTGAAGTTGGCGTCTACGGCCTGCGTGTCTGAGGCGTCGAGCACCTCGATGTTGAGCTGCTTCGCAAGCTCAAGGGTGAGACCGTAGGCCTCCAGCTTCTCGGCTGCGAGGGAGATGGTGCGAGCGCTGGCCATCAGTCAACTCGCCTCACATGATCCACGAGCACGGTGCCGTCTTCCAGCTCGCGCTTTCGCATGAACTCACCACCGAGGGTGGAGAGCATCCGGCCCACCAAGGTCTCGGTGATACCGAGCCCGATGGAGAGCTGCTGCAGGCCGACGTAGGGAGTCTCGGCAACGATCTGACCGTCTCCCAGGTCGGTGGTGGTGACTGTGTAGAGCTTGGGTGGTCGCCCCATTTTGGACATCGGAAGGCCTCCTATATAAGTGCCCGGAATGTAAGTCTCCTCCTGGTGGGGCCGGGGGTCAAGGGTGTTTCGAGCCGATTTTGGACTCCGGCCCGATCTGATACAGCAGATTGATACAGGTCTCCTGTAGTGGGCGAAAGGAGAGATGCAGCACTGGCGCGGGTTTGATTGGTCACTACAGGAACACAGGAAAAAACGCCCAAGTCACCCTAAGCTTTTTCCTCCTTTAGGTGTACAACTATCTCTTCTTCTTCTTAGAACTAAAGAAAAGTCCTGTATTGCTGTAGTAGAGGGGCGCAAACCCGCGCCGGTATTGACTCCCCGTTCGATACAGGAAAATTGAATCTCCTGTGTTTTCCTGTAGCGGATATTCGCTGAGTCCCGCGCCCATGCTGGGTTTGCTGCCCATTTTCTCCTGTAGCGAGGCATTGCTATAGGTGGGCACGTCGCTGATACTTCCCGTTGGAGACCACGACGTGTCGAAAGCCAAGCCACCGAAGCCGCTGCCGAAGAAGCTCGTGTTCGCTGCCGAGTTTCTCAAGGACCGCAACGCTACGCAGGCTGCTATACGTGCTGGCTACTCCGCACCCACTGCCCACGCTGCTGGTGAGCGGCTGTTGAGGGATCATGAGGTGGCAGTTTTCATTGCCAAGCACACTGAGAAGGTGATCGAGCGGGCTGAGGTCGATGCAGCGCGTGTGCTGAAGGAGATCCATCTTGCTGCGTTCTTCGACCCTGAAGAGATGTATCGGGAGGATGGGACGCTGAAGAACATCCCCGACATGCCCGAGCACATTCGCAGAGCCATCGCAGCCTTCGAGGTTGTGGAGACCTTCGAGATGCAGGGCGAGGGCAAGGACAGGCGTCGTGTGTGGACTGGCTACACCAAGAAGGTGAAGCTCGTCTCCAAGGAGGGCACCCTCACCCTGGCCGCTCGCCACCTGGGCATGCTGCACGACAACGTGAGCGTGAAGGTGGACTCCGTCGTAGACGCTCTGCAGGCCGCAGAGCAACGTGCGAAGCAGGCCGAGTGATGGCCAAGCGCGTGGTGGCCCCCGAAGAGGATGCCCGCATCGCGGACCTAGCTGTGCGCTGCAAGAACGATCCATACAAGTTCGTGCTGGCCTTCTTCCCATGGGGCGAGGTGGGCAAGGAGCTTGAGGAGTTCGAGGGTCCAGACGAATGGCAAACCAAGCTGCTGTGCGAAGTGCGCGACGGACTGAAGACCGCAGACCGCGCAGTGCAGGAGGCCGTCGCTTCAGGCCACGGCATCGGGAAGTCCGCACTCGTGGCGTGGGTGATCCTTTGGTCCATGAGCACGATGGTGGACACGAAGGGCGTGGTCACCGCGAACACAGAGTCGCAGCTAAAGACTAAGACCTGGGCTGAGCTGGCCAAGTGGCATCGCCTCTCCCTCAACAGCCACTGGTTCACCCTGGAGGCCACAGCGCTGATCAGCAACGTGGATGGGCACGTGAAGACGTGGCGCGTGGACATGGTGCCCTGGAGTGAGAAGAACAGCGAAGCCTTCGCCGGTCTGCACAACAAGGGCAAGCGTGTGCTGCTGATCTTCGATGAGGCATCGGCCATCCCCGACAAGATTTGGGAAGTGGCTGAGGGTGCGCTCACCGACGAAGACACGCAGATCCTGTGGTTCGCTTTCGGCAACCCAACCCGTGCGCGTGGTCGCTTCAAGGACTGCTTCGGCAGGTTCCGCACACGTTGGACCCGCCACCACGTAGACAGCCGCACGGCGCGCATGACGAACAAGAAGCAGTTGCAGGCCTGGGTCGATGACTACGGCATCGACTCCGATTTCGTGAAGGTCCGTGTGCTGGGCCAGTTCCCCTCAGCAGACGTGAACGCACTCCTCAGCGATGAGGAGGTCGAAGCTGCGATGCAGCGTGTCTACACCGAGCGGGAGATCACCCATGCTGCAAAGCTCCTCGGCGTCGACGTAGCACGGCAAGGTGGCGACGACAGCGTGATCGCAAGGCGGCAGGGCTTGGTGATGCTCCCCTTGGAGCCCATGCACATCCCTGACACCCAGCTCGTGGCTGCGAAGGTCGCAGCGGCTGAGGACACCTGGGAGGGTGTGGACGCGAACTTCATCGACGCGAGTGGTGGCTACGGTGTCGGTGTGATCGACAAGCTGCGCAGCTTGGGCCGTGACTGCATCGAGGTCTACTTCAGCGGCAAGGCCACAGACCCTCGCTACTTCAACAAGCGCTCGGAGATGGCGTTCCTGCTAGCCAACTGGGTGAAGAACGGTGGCTCGCTGCCTCGTGACCCGTTCCTCAAGGAGGAGCTGTGCGCGATAACCTACACCTTCCAGGGCGACAAGTTCCGCATCTGTGAGAAGGACGACATCAAGGAGGAGATCGGACGCAGCCCTGACCGCGCCGATGCCTGCATGCTCACCTTCGCGTTCCCCGTAGCACCACGCCCACGAGCGGGCACTCTCGCCCACATGCGTCAGCAGAGCCCCAAGACTCGCAGGACGCTCGACTACAACCCACTGGAGGTCTGAGATGTGTTTCGGAGGTTCGGTCCCAACCCCCAAGCCGCTGCCGCCTGTTGCTGATCAGGACGCTGCGGTGACCGCTGCGCGTGATGCCGACCGCAAGCGTAGAGCTGCCGCTGGTGGCTTCAACTCCACCGTGCTCACGGGCGGCACTGGCGTGGCACCTGGCTCAGCTAATCCGCTGAAGACAATGCTTGGACAGTGACCATGGCTAAGCCTACCACTCCCACGGGCGGTGTCCCGATGCCCCACGACAAGGTTACTGGTGAGACCCTCTACCAGTATCTGAACCGGCGCGACACCGCTCTCATCACCGACAGGTCGTCCTTCGTGCCGCACTGGCAGTTGCTGAGCAAGTTCATGCTGCCGCGCAGCACGAGGTTCTTCACCACTGATAAGAACCAGACCGGTGGCAAGCGCAACAGCTCGATCTTCAACAACACCGCCACCCTGTCGCTGCGCACACTGCGCTCCGGCATGATGAGCGGCGTCACCTCGCCCTCTCGTCCGTGGTTCATCCTCAAGACGAGCGACGACAAGCTGAACAAGAAGCAGGCTGTGAAGGTGTGGCTCGATCAGGTGAGGAACCTCATGATAGAGACCTTCCTGAAGAGCAACCTCTACACCACGCTGCCGCTGGTCTACGAAGACCTGGGATGCTTCGGCACTGCCTGCTTCGCGTTGATGGAAGACGACGAGGACGTGGTCCGCTGCTACTACTTCCCCATCGGCAGCTACACGCTCAGCGTCGGCTACCGTGGCAACGTGAACGGCTGCTTCCGCAGGTTCCAGATGACCGTGGAGCAGCTCGTGAAGCAGTTCGGCCTTGAGTCGTGCAGCTCCAAGGTCCAGGACATGTGGAAGCAGAAGCAGTTCGACAAGAACGTGGACGTGACTCACGCCATCGAAGAGAACCCTGACCACGATCCCGGCAAGCTCGACTCGCGCTTCCTGCCCTATCGCAGCGTCTACTACGAGCGTGGCTGTAACAGCGAGAAGCTGCTCAGCCTCAAGGGCACGCACGAGTTCGTCTGCATGGCTCCTCGCTGGCAGGTCGTCGGCGAAGACACCTGGGGCATCAGCCCTGCGATGGACGCGCTGGGCGATACGATGCAGCTCCAGACTCAGGAGAAGCGCAAGCTGCAGCTCCTAGACATGCTGGTCCAGCCGCCCCGCTCTGTGCCCGTAGCGCTGCGGAACGAATACATCGGCACCCTGGCAGGTGAGTTCAACTTCGTGCCGGACACTCAGACCTCTGGCGCTGTGATGCCGGACTATGTGCCCAACCCCAACATGCAGCACCTCACGTTGGACATCCAGGGCGTCGAGGCGCGTATCCGCAAGGGTCTGTTCGAGGACCTGTTCCTGATGATCGATAGCATCGACCGTGGCAACGTAACGGCCACCGAGATCCAGGCGCGTCAGCAGGAGAAGATGATGGCCATGGGGCCAGTGCTGGAGCGGCTGAACGATGAACTGCTCGACCCCATCATCCGTCGCACCTTCGGCATCATGGACCGTGCTGGGCTCATCCCCACCCCTCCGCCTGAGTTGCAGGGGCGCGACATCACGGTCGAATACGTCAGCATCATGGCCCAGGCGATGAAGCTGCAGGGCGTGGTGGGCGTCGAGCGTCTGGTCGGCTTCGTAGGCTCCATGGCTGACACTCGCCCCGATGCGTTGGACAAGCTCAACACCGACGAGACCATCGACGCCTACGCTGAGATGGTGGGTGTCCCGCCCCAGCTCGTGAACGACAACGAGACCGTGGGCATCGTGCGCCAGCAGCGGGCACAGAAGCAGCAAGCCGCAGAGACGTTGGCCATGGCGCAGGCCGGTGCGAATACCGCCAAGACCATGTCCGACATCGACACCTCAACCCCCTCAATGCTCCAGGCTATGGCCGGGGCTCTTCCTGCTGGAGTCTGACGTGCTGGACCACACCCTCATCACCGCGTTCATCGTCGCCTGCCTTGGGCTGCTGGTGCTCGTCTGCGGGTTCTTCGTTAAGACGTGGATCGAGAACTTAGGCGGCACCATCACCAAGCTGAGCGACACCGTCGAAGAGCTTACTTCTGTGGTGCATGAGGTGAAGCAGGAGCAGGCCCTCATGAGGCTCAGGAACAAGCAGCTCACTATGGAGATGCGTGACCTGCAGGCCAGTGCGTGTGTTCGTGAGGACTGCCCTGCGAAGGAGACCAACCCAGGCACCCACCGCTTCATTCCCCGCACCAGGATCACTGACTTGCTACCTGAGCTGACCGATGAAAGCGGAGAGCACGAGGCCTTCGGTGACTGACGAACTCGACATCCAGGTGCCGCAGAAGGCGCAGCAGAAGCGACTGAAGATCAAGGAGGCTGTGGCACTCGACAACGACGCCATGGTCTTGGTGATGAGCAGCAAGGAGGGTCGCCGCACCGTGTGGCGAATCCTGGAGACCACAGGCTATTTCCTGACCTCGTTCACAGGGAACAGCGAGACGTTCTTCAGGGAGGGCAAGCGCTACATCGGACGGCTCCTCTACGAAGAGCTGAACGAGCTGTGCCCTGACCTCTACAACCAGATGGTGGGCGAGAACCGCAAGAAGAAGGAGCCCCGCAATGACTGACGTAGCAAACACTGGAGCGACTGACACCGCCACCCAGTCCGGTGCGACCACCGAGTCCACCGCTCCCGCAACTACCCTGCTCACGGGCGGGGAGGCTGACACCACTGCAACCACCGCGCAGACCACCAAGGTGGATGACGCGCCTGCTGGGGTGCCTGAGAAGTACGACCTGAAGCTGCCTGACGGCATCGCTCTTGACCCTGAACAGATGGCGAAGTATGAGCCGCTCTTCCGCGAGGCCAACCTCACCAACGAGGCTGCGCAGAAGCTGGTGGATCAGTTCGCCAACGACACCAAGGCCCAGGTCGAAGCCAGCAACGCAGCCCTGGTCAAGCAGCACGACGAATGGGTAGACGCCTGCAAGGCCGACACCGAGTTCGGTGGCCAGAAGTTTGACGAAAACATCAAACACGCGCAGTCCTTCATTGCGCGGTACGGCACACCCGAGCTGAAGCAGTTCCTCAACACGACCGGCGCAGGGAGTCATCCCGAGCTGGTTCGTGCCTTCGTTCGCGCAGGCAAGTCAATGGCCGAGGACACCATCGTCCAAGGCAAGACGGAAGCTCCGGCGAAGAGCCCTGCCCTGCAAATCTTCCCCTCAATGAAGAAGTAAAGGAGAACCATCATGGCTGCTTTGACTGCCACTCACCCGACCCTCCTGGACCTCAAGGCCCGGATGGACGACAACGGGAGCATCGCTCCCATCATCGAGATCCTCGACCAGAACAACGACATCCTCGATGACATGGTCTGGATCGAAGGTAACCAGACCACGGGCCACAAGACCACGATGCGGTCTGGCATCCCCGAGCCGATCTTCCGCAAGCTCTACGGTGGCGTTCAGCCCACCAAGTCCCGCACCCTGCAGATCATCGACAACTGCGGCATGCTGGAAAGCTACGCTGAGATCGACAAGGCCCTGGCCGATCTCAACGGCAACACCGCTGAGTGGCGGCTGTCGGAAGAGATCCCCTTCATCGAAGGCTTCAACCAGAAGCTGTCCCGCTACACCTTCTACGGCAATGAAGCCACCGAGCCCGAAGGCTTCACCGGCCTCGCCCCGCGCTACAACAGCCTGAGCGCTGAGAACGCCAGCAACATCATCACCGAGACCGCTGGCGTGGCCCCCGACAACAGCGATAACGCCAGCATCTGGTGCGTGGTGTGGGGTCCGAATACGGCCCACATGATCTACCCCAAGGGCTCGCAGGCTGGCCTGCAGGTCGAGGACAAGGGGCAGGTCACCGTCGAGAACGTGGACGGCAGCAACGGACGGGCCGAGATGTATCGGACCCACTACCGCTGGGACTGCGGCCTGACCGTGCGCGACTGGCGCTACGTCACTCGCATCCAGATCAACCAGGAAGACCTGACCAAGGATGCCGCTTCCGGCCCCGACATCATGGACCTCATGGCCCAGGCTCTGGAAGTCATCCCCAACATCAACAGCGGTCGCGCTGCGTTCTACTGCAACCGCAAGGTGCGCGGCTTCCTGCGTCGCCAGCTCATGAACAAGACCAAGCAGAGCACCCTCTCCATCGAGGAGATCACCCGCGCCAACGGCAACCGAGTCCACATGCTCATGTATGACGGCATCCCGGTTCGCCGCTGCGACCAGCTCACCATCACCGAGGCCGGTGTCGGCGCGTAAGCGCAGGCCACGACTCAACTCCAACCAACAACCAAGGAGATTTCATCATGATCATGGATTCCCGCACCGAATTCGCCGATGCCGTTGCCCTCAACACGGGCGTGGCTGGCACCTACCTTATCGGGTCGCAGATCGACCTCACCGCTGGCCTCGCCATCGGTGGCAACACGATTGCCTATCCTGGCAACAGCGACGGGCTCTACCTCGTCGTGACCGTCGACACCGCTGCCACCTCCGGTGGTGCTGCCACGCTGCAGATCAAGCTGGCCTCCGATGACACCGCCGCAATCAGCACCACCACGAGCACGGTCCACTACACCAGCGACCCCATCGCTGTGGCCAACCTCACGGCTGGCGCTGTGGTCTGCGTGGTCGAGCTGCCTCGTGGCAACTACGAGCGCTACCTGGGCATCCTCCAGGTCACCGGCACCGCTGCCTTCACCGCTGGCAAGCTGAACGCCTTCCTGAGCATGGACCCCAGGACCTTCACCCCCATCGCGGCTCCTGACGCGATCTAACCGCAGCACCTGGGAGGAGGCCTTCGGGCCTCCTCCCTCCTTCCTTTGGAGACGATCATGAAGAAGGTTCGTGCAACTGACATCGGCTTCTACGGTGGAGCGCTGCGCAGGAAGGGAGATGAGTTCGAGGTCACCGACGCCGCCACCGGCAAGTGGTTCGTGCCCATCGAAAGCCCCGAGGCCAAGACCATCGAGACCGAAGTGGAGACCGAGGCCAAGCTCAAGGCCGAGGAAGAGAAGCCCGTAGCGCTCAGCGAACTGAACAAGGGCGGCAAAGGCCCCAAGTCCTTCATCCAGCAGATGCTGCACAAGTAGGAGACCGACATGGCCAGCAGCAAGGTTCAGATATTCAATCTCGCCCTGCTGCGAGCCGGGTCTTCCAAGCGTGTGAACGACGCCGACGAGGGCAGCAATGAGGCGAACATCTGCAACGAGTTCTACGACCAGAGCCTCGCCTTCGTGCTGGAGGACAGGCCCTGGCGGTTCGCCAAGACTCGCGTCTACTTGGCGCAGAAGGCGGGCACCCCGCCCTCCGTGTGGCAATACCAATACAGCGTTCCCAGCGACTGCCTGAAGGCCCGCTACATCGTCACCCCTGGCATGCGCACCCAGCTCATGGACCAGAAGATCCCCTTCGAGAAGGCCTACGCTGGTGGGCCTGTCATCTACACCGACCTGGAGGAGGCCGAGCTGGTATACACCGCTCTGGTGGAGAACGTGTCCTGGTTCCCGCCCAGCTTCGTGTCTGCGCTGGCCTACCACCTAGCGTCTGAGATCGCGCTCCCTCTGCGCGGCGAGCGCAGCGCTGGGCTGATCAGCATGCTCCAGTCGGCCTACTTGCAGCACGTCAACATCGCTGCAGCCAACGACCTCAACCAGGGCTTCGACCAACCTCCGGTGAATGAGTTTGAAAGGGCTCGCAATGCCTAGCGTGATGCAGGCCTCGTTCACGGGTGGGGAGCTGTCCCCTAACCTCTACAGCCGGGTCGACATGGCCCGGTGGCCGGTCAGCCTCAAGACCTGTCGCAACTGGATCACGCAGCCCTACGGTGGCGCAAAGAACCGCCCCGGCACCTACTTCATCGGTGAGGTGAAGGACAGCACCAAGAAGGTTCGGTTGGTGCCGTTCCGCTACAGCGCAACCGAGACCTACGTGCTGGAGGTGGGCGACGGCTACACGCGCTTCTATCGCAATGGTGCGCGGATCTACTACACCAACGCACCAGCGGCCTGGGCTGCTGACACCAACTACGTCGTGGGCGACCGTGTGAAGGACGCTGGGAGTTGGTATCGGTGCATCGTGGCCCACCGCTCGCTGGCCACCTTCTTCCTAGACTTCGCGTCGTGGAAGCTGACACTGTCTGTCGAACCTGTGGAGGTGGCCACACCCTACACATCGGCTGATCTCGCAGCGCTGCGCTATGCTCAGTCCGCTGACGTGATCACGCTCGTCCACCAACAGCACCAGCCCGCGAACCTGAACCGCTACGGTGATGACACCTGGACCTTCGTGCCCATCGAGATGGTCTCCGGTCCGTGGCTCGACCTTAACCTCGACAAGACCATTGCCATGACCTTCGACAAGACGGTGGGCGATTCCGTTCTTACGTCCACCACAGCTATCTTCGACGCTGCCGAGCACAAGGGCAGGCTCTTCTACATCGAGCAGGGCACCTTCGGCAAGCCGTGGGAAGTGGGCAAGGTCATCACCAAGGGTGCCATCCGACGCTCCGATGGGAAGTATTACGAAGCCCTAAACAGCGCCACCACCGGAACCCTGCGCCCCACGCACACCGAAGGCACTTGGTATGATGGCGACCTTGGTGTGAACTGGCTCTATCTACACTCCGGCTTCGGCATCGCCAAGATCAACTCGGTAACCTCGCCCACGACCTGCGGCTGCACTATCATCTCCACGATGCCATCCGAGCTTTCCGCTTCGGGCTCCGGCTTCGGTGCTGCCGTGAGCTTGGCTGGTGCCACCTACGACGACAACGGTCGCGGCTACACCAGGATCACGAAGGCAGCGCATGGCATCACGCTCACCGGCCCGTCGCGCATCACGCTCGCTGGCTCTGGTTACACCATCAACTTCGACATCATCGAGCTGACGGCCACCGAGATCGTCATCAACCTGGAATACTTCTCGTCCTCCGGCTACAACTTGAGCTTCGTGACCGACTACCTGGGGGGTGGCGGCTTTACGCAGATCGAGCCACCTGCCTCTGACAACCTGCTGTCCACCCGCTGGAAGTTCAGCGCGTGGGGCGCGAACCGCAAGTGGCCCGGCATCGTCAACTACTTCCAGGGTCGCCGAGTGTTCGGTGCCACCATCAACCAGCCGCAGACGGTGTGGATGACGCGCACGAACGCCTACAACGACTTCAGCGTGTCCACGCCCATCCAGGACGACGACGCGCTGGAGATCCCGCTGGCCTCTCGGCAGCAGAACGACATCGTCGCGCTCGTGGACATCGGCAAGCTGGCCATCCTCACCTCTGGTGCTGAGTGGATCCTCGGCACGGGCCAGGACGACGTGGCCACTCCCGGCAACATCATGCCCCGCCCGCAGGGTGCTCGTGGCGCGAATGGCATCGAGCCGCTCGCCATCGCGGATACCGTGCTCTACATCCAGTCCAAGGGGCAGGTGATCCGCGACCTCGACTACGACGTGGCCCGTGACAAGTATGTGGGCAGCGACCTAACCGCTTTCGCCGACCACCTGTTCGAGGGCAGGACCATAGTGGACTGGTGCTTCCAGCAGCACCCCTTCGGTATCGTGTGGGCAGTGCGTGACGACGGAGCGCTGCTGGGCATGACCTACATGCGCGAGCAGCAGGTCGCAGGCTGGCACCGCCACGACCTCGGTGGCGACGCTGCTGTGGAGTCCATCTGCTGCGTGAGCGAGCAGGACGAGGACGCTGTCTACATGACCGTGAGGCGCACCATCAACGGTACGACCAAGCGCTTCATCGAGCGACTGCACTCACGCAAAGTGGTGGACGCTGCCAAGGATTCGTTCTTCGTTGACTGCGGCCTCAGCTACGACGGCACGTCGAAGGTCAACGTGCTCACGGCTGGCGATGACTTCACCGCAGCCCCCATCACCGTGTCCGGCGGCACCAACTGGGACGAGACCGAGCTGCTCATCGTTACCTGCTCGGCCAACCTGTTCTCGGGCAGCGGTGACATCAACGACGGCATCTTCTTCCCCACCGACACGCTCATCTACCGGCTCATCATCAGCGAGTATGTGAGCCCCACGGTGGTGAAGGCCTACGTGGACAAGACCCTGCCTGTCGGCTACCGCAACGTCGCCAGGACCGACTGGCAGCTCGCACGAGACACCTTCACCATCGCGCACCTCAAGGGTGAGGAAGTCTCTGTGCTGTCGGACGGCTACTCCAAGGGCCGCTACACCGTCGATGCCACGACCGGCAAGATCACGCTCGACTCCCCTGGCGTTCACGTCCATGTAGGACTGCCCATCCAGGCTGACATCGCCACGCTCAGTATCTCGCAGGTCGGACAGACCAGCGTCACCGAGAAGAAGAAAGCCATCTACGGTGTGTATGCTCAGCTCCTGGAGAGTCGTGGCCTGAAGATCGGGCGCGACTTCGACAACCTGTTCGAGGCCAAGGAGCGGGACAACGAAGGCTTCGACCTTCCTGTGCGGCTGCAGGACGGTCTGGTCGAGGTCAACATCAGCAGCACCTGGGGTGAGGACGGCTCCTTCGTCGTGCGCCAGGACGAGCCGCTGCCCATCACCATCACCGCTTTCATCCCCATCCTGGATGCCTGACATGCTTGAGCTGCGTAAGGCCACCCAAGAAGACATCGACGCCATCCTGCGCACCGTGCGCCAGGAGAACATTGCCGAGCTGGAGGTGCTGGGCGTGGGCCTGGAGGACTCGCTGCTGTGGTCCCTCGACCACTCCAGTGAGGCCACGGTAGCTGTCATAGACGGCGAGGTGGTGTGCGCCTTTGGTGTGGTAGCCACCCCCAAGAAGGGTGTTGGCAGGCCGTGGATGGTTGGCACATCCACCATCGACCGCCACAGCATTGAGTTCCTGCGGTCATCTAAGGTGGTTCTCACCGACTTACTCAGGCGATGGGACCTTCTGGTAAACTACGCTGATACCCGCAACCTGCGCGGCCTACGGTGGTTGAAGTTCATGGGCTTCACCATCCACGAAGCAGAGCCTCTCGGTGAACGTCAGCTCATGTTCCATCGTTTTGAGAAGGAGGCCTGAGATGTGTACAGGTGTTGAGATCGCAATGCTGGCTGCTGCTGCTGTAGGCACCGCCAGCGCAGTGGACCAGGGTGAGCGTGAGAGTGCCGTCAACAAGGCCAACGTGCGCATCGCTGACCAGCAGAACGAGGATGCGCTGCGGCGTGGTGGGATCGAGGAGGACCGGCAGCTAGCCAAGATGCGGCAGATCCGTGGCCAACAGACAGCGATCCTGGGCGCGTCCAACGTGGACATCACCACCGGCACCCCGGCTGCGGTGCTCGATCAGACCACCACCTTGGGCTCGCAGGACGCGCTGACCATCAGGTCCAACGCCGCCCGCGAGGCCTTCGGCTACAGCGTCGAGTCGATGAACTACGCTGCCCGCGCCGACAACTCCAAGGCCGCTGGCTACGCTACCGGTCTGAGCACACTGCTGGCCGGTGGGTCTAGGGCCTACGGTCACTACAAGGGGGTGAAGTAATGACCCTCAAGGTTGGCATCTACGACGCACCACAGGTCAAGCAGCAGGCCGCGCCCAACGCCCGCATCAACGTGCAGACGCCCAACCTCGGCGGTGCGTTGGCGCAGGGCATCTCGGCTGTTGCCGATGTCATGGCGCAGGAGGAGCAGCGGCTCAGCCAGAAGCGTGTGGAGGAGTTCGACAACAAGCTCACCACCTTCGACCTTCAGCAGCGCAGCGAGGTCATGAAGATCAAGGGCCAAGCGGCCTTCGCTCCCGGTGCTGATGGTGAGAGCGCACTGTCTCCGTTTGAAGCCAAGCGAGCCGACTTCATCGCAGAGCAGACCAAGGACCTCACGCCTCGGCAGCGTGAGGCCGCTCTTGCTCTGGCTGCGAAGCACGGTGTGCGGGTGCAGGCTGAGTGGGCACAGCACCAGGACACCGAGCTGCAGAACTGGACGAAGAGCGTGGCCATCAACGGTGTGAAGGTCCAGTCCGACGCAGCCATGGCCAACGTGAACAACGTCGAGGCCTTCAACGAAGCGCTGGGCAAGATGGCTTACCACATGCAGGAGGCCAACCCTGGCGTTGAGATGTCAGAGACGATCCGAGAGCAGCAGAGCAAGGTCGCGCTGGGCTCGCTGAAGAACCTCATCGGCTCTGGCACCATCGTCCAGCCGGACGGCTACCAGCACCTCTTCACCAAGCTCACAGCCGACGACAAGGCTGCGGCTGACGAGCTGATGAAGAAGGGCAACGCCGCGAACATCGGCCTTCTCGCCGGTCAGCAGGTCTGGTATCCCGGCATGACCCAAGCGGCCATGACCAGCGTCGCCGACTCCATGGCCGGTGACAGTGCCCAGGTCCACGAGGAGATCATCAAGAACCTGCAGCACAGGGAAGCGAACCACGAGGTGGACGTTAAGGTCTACGACAAGAAGGTGCTGGGCGACGTGTTCGACCGTGTCTACTCCTACCGCACCTCCACCAGCGAGGCCCGCAAGCAGTTGCTTGCCGACACCTCGCTGTCGAAGGATTCCCGCGCCAAGGCCTTCCATGACCTCGCTGCGTGGGACAAGTCGAACAAGGAGACTGCCGAGGACATGTTCCCCGCCTTCGCAGCCTTCGTCACCAGCGAGTCGTTCCCCAGCCTCACGCGAGACGAGGTGCTCAAGGCACTCCCTGGCTTCGGCAGGTTGTCCGGCCAGGTGCTGCAGCGCTGGGAGATGGCGACGGCTGACAGCTCTGTCCGCATCCCGCAGGTCGCCAAGGATCTCGCTGTGTCCACCCTGCTGGGCGCGGACGTGGGCGACAAGGCGAAGCGTGACGAGCTGAAGCCGCTGCTCGACGCTGCGATGGTGCAAGTCCAGGACCGCATCACGGCCGAGAGCAAGGGCAAAGGCAAGTATGCAACGAAGCCGCCCACCGCGCAGGAGATCGCCAACGAGATAGTCACGCTGGCCCGCCCGCGCATCGTGGAGAAGCGCATCTTCTTCCGCAAGGACGTAAAGGCCCCGCTCGCAGCCATGACCCCTGCTCAGCAGACCGATGCTGTGGCTGCGCTCGACCAGACGATGCGCTCCATGATCCGGGTCAAGCTGCTGCAGCAGGGCATCACCAGCCCAACAGCCGCGCAGATCATGCGAGCCAACGACGACATCGAAGCCATGAAGACCAACGACAAGGTCGGCTACGAAGGACTGCTCGCAGCCGTGCAGCCTACCACCAAGCCCACCGCTCAGACTCGTCCTATGGACCGGAGATAGCATGCCTGAAGAGCCTGTAGACCAGCAGCTCGCTCGCTACAACGAGTTCTTGAAGCAGCGCGAAAAGGACGCGCTGCAGCAGTCTGTCTCTGCCACCGGAACCTTCGGTGCTCCCGCCACGGTGGGCAAGGCCATCACGTTACAGCAGCAGGTCGGTGCTGACCCCATCCAGGCCCTCGACCCCGAGGTGCAGAAGATTTACGAGCACACCGCCAAGGTCACTGGTGTGCCTGTGGAGAAGCTGGTGGGCACCCGCACCGCGAAGTGGGCGCAGCAGAACCCTCTGCACTTCGACCTGCTCAACGGGCAGTTCGACACGCTGCTCTCCGTGGAGGACCAGCTCAAGAAGGCCGAGGCCGCGAGGGTCGATGCTGAGAACGAGCGCTCGGGCCGGGGCTTCTTCGGCAACATCTTCAACCGGCTGTCTTACGGCACCAACAAGCTCGGCGCGATGCCGCTGGAGCTGGCGCAGACCGTCTTCAACGCCTTCGCTCCTGCGGGCTCACAGATCAGCGATGCGAACCTGGACATCTACGCAGACGCCACGGGCGTTGCTCAGCCTGGGCTCCTCGCCTTCCGCATGATGAAGGACAGTGCGAAGTGGCTCGACGCCAAGAAGCGGGCCACCGAGTCCGCTCTGCTGACCGACCCCAAGACCGGAGAGCAGTTCATCAACTGGGGTGCGGTGAACCCGCTCACGGCTCACGGCATCGAGAACATCACCGACATGGTGGCCAGCGAGGCTGTGCCCATGCTCGTCCAGTATCTGCTGGGCGCGGCCACTGCCCCCGTAACTGGTGGTGCGTCCGTGGCTGCGGTCACTGCCGCCAACTCCGGCAAGCTGGCCAAGGCGGGTCAGTTCGCCAAGGCCGTGTGGGCTTATGCGAAGAGCCCGGTGTCCGTGGTCAACGCTGGCCGTGTCATCACCGGTAGCGCTGAGCAGGGTGTGCAGGAGATGATGGCCAAGGGCATGACCGAGGAAGAGGCGTGGCGCGTGGTGGCTCCTGGTGCGCTGCTGGCTGGCCTGTTCTCCGGTGCGGCTGGTTCGCCCATCGAAGCCAAGATCATGGAGGACCTCTTCACCAAGGTGGCGAAGTCTCCGTGGGGCGCGACCTTCGCAGCTCGTGCTCGCCAGCGGCTGGCCTCGTTTGCCGCGCAAGGTGCGAAGGAAGGCATGCAGGAAGTGATGGAGGGTCTCGGCGAAGACCTCGCAGCCTACATCACCTACCAGCCCGACAAGACCGCGAAGGAGTGGGCCTCCAACGCCATCATGAACTTCGTGGGTGGCGCGAGCATGGGCGGCTTGATGGGCGGTGTGCTGCACGGCTCGCAGGCCGCACACGCCGCGCAGAACACTGCATTCATCCAGTCGCTCCACGACGAGAAGCTGCGGTCTGAGTTCGTCAAGCATGCGCCCGCCAAATATGGTGAGTTCGTGCAGCAGGTCACGGAGGGTGGGAGTCTGGACAACCTGCTCATCGACGCGCAGGGTCTGATGCGCTACTACCAGACCGAGCGTGGCCTCAGCGCTGAAGAGGTCCGCGCCTTCGCCACCGGCAAGCTCGGTGTGACTGGCGAAGACTTCGACATGGCCATCAAGAACGGCAGCGACCTCGTGGTGCCGACCGGGCACTATGCCAACGAGATCGCGGGCACCGACGACTTCCAGTCCATCTACGACATGACCAGGGTCTTCCAGGGTGGCCCCACCATCGCGGAGGTCCACAACACCTTCGCCCAGGAGCAGGTGCAGGAGGAGCAGCGTAAGGCAATGGCCGCTCTCCCCGCCGAGGACCCCGAGCGCGAGCACGTCCGGCAGCAGATCGCAGGCATGCTCATGCAGGCCACGAGCGCTCTCACCGAGCGGCAGGCGGGCGAGGTGGCCGACAGCTACGCTCGTGTACTCGCCATCCAGGCCCCGAGGGTTAAGAAGACAATCGCGCAGTTGTTCAAGCAGGAACAGCTCAACATCACCAAGGACATCCATGCTAAGCTCGACGCCCAATACGGAGCTGACTATGCCCTCACCGAGCGCACCTCTCGACCTGACCTGGGCACGACCCCTGCCGAAGTTCCGGCCACGGAAGGAGGGCGAGCCTCAGCGCGAGTATCTCCGCTTGCTGGGCGAGTTCCAAGCGGCAGCGTCCAAGGAGCAGAAGGCCGCACACGAAGCCAAGTTGGCCGAGGAGTCCAGCCGCCAGCAAGCCTCTGGCACGGCACAGTAGCGACCGGCTTCGGTGCGCTCAAGGCCGAGGGCCTGGGCGCGTCGGCCAGCGGCAGCATGGGGCCTGGGCTCCACCTGTCGGCGGGACCTGATGTCAGCTTGGCCTATGCCGAGGGCAACCCCAACGGGCTGTGGCGGGCCACGCTGCGGTCCAACTACACGCCCTTCGACGCCAGCCTTGAGACCTCCTACACCCCCACTGAGGCTGTGCAGTTCGGCGTGCTCACGTCCACCAACCTGTCTGGTGGCGACCTGTGGGCGCACATGCAGACGGAGCTTGGCGGTCCGGACGCTGCGGCTGAGTTCCTGAAGGCCAAGGGCTTCGACGGGCTCTACTACAACCACGGTGGCGAAGACGCCTGGAGCGTGTGGCGCGACGACAGGATCGTGGGCTCGCGCCCCACGACCATCGAGCAGGCCCGTGCCGACTACGCTGTGCAGGGCTCCCGGCGCGATGCCGTCACCGGTCAACTCAAGGTGGCGCAGACGCGCCTCTGGCAGCCGTTGCCCGCCCGTGTGCCGTCCGCTGCGGGCACCGCTGTGGACCTCACCGCGAAGCTGGTGACCGACCTCGAAGCGATGCTCGCCGCACCCAAGACCCTCACCACCGTGCTCGACACCGTGGCCTCGTGGCCTGGGATCAAGCTCGGAAAGGGCTCGGACAAGTCCCGCGCCAACCGCTTCATCGAGCATGTGAAGGGCAACCTGCTCTTCCTCTTCGACAAGATGCCCGCCGACCTGCGCAACCGGGCCAAGCTCTGGTATGACGGTGCGCAGACCATCGCTCAGCAGTTCGCCGACATGCACGGCAAGACCCTGCAGCAGGCTGCAGGCATCCTCGCTGCGCTGTCTCCGCAGCAGGAGTGGTTCAGCAACATCGAGCTGGCCCGTCAGGTCTTCGACGTGCTCGCCACCAAGCAGGACTTCGTGTGGTCGAAGGAGATGTCGGCCATTGCCAAGTCCACGCCCAGCATCGCCAAGGAGAAGGTTGCACTCGCCAACATCCGAGGCAAGAAGCTCAGCGAACTGACCTCCGACTTCGACAAGGCCGTGTGGCTGCGTACCTACTCCGAGGCACACGGTGACAAGACCTTCAACATCACCACGCCCGAGGGCACCCCGCTCGGCAAAGCCACGAACAAGGCTGGCACCAAGCCCCGTGCGCTAGGCTGGCTCGCGGGCTTCGACCAACTCGCCAAGGTGGTGCGTGTCTTCGAGGATGCGTCGCCGGAAGCGGTCCACGAAGCCATCGGCACCGCCAACAAGGTCCGCAACTTCTACAACAACATCTTCGACCCCAGCGACGCCAACTACATCACCATCGACACCCACGCTGCTGCGGCTGGCCTGCTCATGCCGTTGGCTGCTGCGGACGAAGAGGCTACCTTCAACTTCAGAGGAAACGAGTCCAACGCTGTCGGCATCCGGGGCTCCTACGGTCTCTTCTTCGAGGCCTACAAGCGAGCGGCTGCGGAGCGCGGTGTGCTGCCCCGCGAGATGCAGAGCATCACCTGGGAGTCCGTGCGTGGGCTCTTCGAGGCCAACCAGAAGAAGGGCTCCGAGGTCCGCAGGATCAAGGGCGAGGACGTGAAGAAGTCCACGCTCTACTGGTCCACCGCAGACCTGTGGTCGAAGTTCAAGAAGGGCGATCTGACCGAGGAGCAGGTCCGCGACGCCATCGTGCAGAACGCTGGTGGCATCACCCCGCCGAGCTGGTCGGGCCAGACCACCAAGCTCTTCCAGGGTCCTACCGCTACGGACTACTTCATGGGCCAGCTCACCGCTGAGTCCATGCCCGGTGGTAACGTGCGCAGCGGCATCTTCCCCGGCATCGCCAACGCCACGCCTGAGCAGTTGGAGTCCTACCACGCCGAGAAGATGGGCATCGTGCTCAACGCTCTGCGCGACGCTGGCATCAGCGTGGACGAGACCAAGCAGGGGCACGGCTACTGGGACGGTGAGTCCAACCCGGTGACGGCCTTCGTGCTCCGTGTGACGGACGAGGCCCAGCTCAACGAGGCCGCGCAGATCGCAGCCGACGTGATGAACGACCAGGACGCAGTGGCCTGGAATGCGAAGCCCGACCCCAACGCGCCGGTCGAGGAGCATAATGCCGTGTCCGTGGACCTGGGCAGGCCGCTCAGCAAGGGGGAGCTGCTCGACCTGGGACGTGCGCTGGAGGCCTCAGGCCTGCCGGTATTCCCCGACGCGAGCGATCCCGCCAGTATCCGCATCGTCGCCTTCGACTTCACCCCGTCACCAGAAACAGCAGCACAACTGCACAGTAGAATTGCCGAGGTTGTGGCCTCGGTGGTTCCTGCCGATGTAGACTTGAAGCTCGTCTCTTACAAGGCGACGAGCAACCTTGTAGAGAGAGGAGCGTTTGATGCGAAAGCTGAAAGTGACACCGGCACCGAAGGGGCACCCAGTCTTCAAGACCGGGCCGTCCGTCGTGGGCGTAAGGAAGTCGAGAAGCTCAACGAGCGCTACTTCACCCAGCACGGCTGGGGCGATGCAGGATCTGGTGCAGGGCGTGGAGGCGTTCCTGTCTTCCAAGCCCGAGGCCGAGGCAAGCATGCCGTCGAAGCCCATGCCGTCCACTACGGAAATGCCGAAGGCCTGACCGCTCTCGGCGGCAGCTTCTACGGCCAGGGCTCTGCGGGCCGCGAGCGTCAGCGGCTGAGCACTGAGCCCAGCGACTCCCCGCTGCTGAAGCGCACCTACGGCTACCTCAGCGAGGACGGAGGTCTGCCTGCCAAGGAGCGTGTGGTCAGGGGCGACATTCCCTACGAGTTCCGCGCCACGAACCTCTACGACCTCGAAGCTGACCCCGAGGGCATTCGCACTGCCCACCCCGGCGACGGCAACGCCATCGAGCATGCCATCATCGCTGGCGGCTACGACGGCTACATCAGCCCTGCGGCTGGGGTGCCGGGACGAGCCATCGTCATGCTGGGCCACGACACCATCCCGGTGCGCCCGCACGGTGGCAAGCTCGACATCACCAACGCACAGGGCGGTGTGACTCGTGTGGCGCAGCCTGCCTACCACGGCTCGCCCTACAACTTCTCGCAGTTCACCCTCGACCACATCGGCAAGGGCGAGGGCAACCAGACCTATGGTTGGGGTCTCTACTTCGCTGGAAACAGGCAGGTGGCCGAGTATTACAGAACCTCGCTGGTAGAGCCGGATCTGAACAACCCGCTGGGAGACGGAAGGCCTTTCGATTCCACGAACCCACGCCACGAAGCCGCCTACGCGCTCTACATGTATGACGGCAACACCGACTACGCTATCGAGTCGCTGCGCGACAGAGCCAACGATAGGTTCAGCAGCTACACGTTCGCTGAGCGTGAAGCGCTGCGCGAAGCCGTTCAGCTTATCAAAAGCGGCGACGCAACCAAGCTCGAAGTGCCCAGCGGTAAGCTCTACAAGGTAGACCTGCCGGACGACAGCAACCTGTTGGTGCAAGAGCGCCCACTGCCCAATCAGCCCGACAGTGTCAGGTCTGCTGTGGCCGAGGTTGTCACTGCTGCGTTCAAGGGCAAGGCAGACGCAGGGCGCCAGATAGCCAGGACGTTGAAGGACAACGGCAGGAACATCTACTTCACGCTGTCGGAGACGCTGGGCAGCGACAAGGCTGCGTCCGAAGCTCTGAGTGCCGCTGGAGTGAAGGGCATGAAGTATCTTGACGCTGAGTCCCGTGGTGCTTTCGAGGGTGAGAAGTTTTACAACTACGTCATCTTCGATGCGTCTGCCATCAAGACCCTGGAGACCTACTACGCTGGCGAGAAGGGCGCAGAGCGTGGCTTCCTGGAGTTCGCCACCAACCCGAAGACCGGCGAGCCGCGCCAGTTCAACCTTGCCCTGCTGGAAGGCGAGGACAAGAGCACGATCTTCCACGAGCTTGGTCACTTCTACCTTGAGCTGCTCGGCGACATGGCCGACGACCACAACGCCGACCAGTCGGTGAAGGAGGACTACGCAAAGATCCTCAAGTGGTTCGGTGTCGAGAACCGCAGTCAGATCACCACCGCAATGCACGAGAAGTTCGCCGATGGTCACCTCGTCTACCTGATGGAGGGCAAGGCCCCGGTGCCGGAGATCCAGTCCAGCTTCCGCAACTTCTCGCGCTGGCTGTCGAAGCTGGCCCGCACGTTGGCTGAGCAAGGCAGGAGCATGCTCGGTGTGAAGGTGGACATGAACGACGAAGTGCGCGGAGTGTTCGACCGACTCTACGCTGCCGAGAGCGAGATCGAGGAGGCGTCGAAGGACATCACCAAGATGTTCACCACGGCTGAGCAGGCGGGCATGTCCCAGGCTGAGTTCCAGGTCTACAGCAAGGCCGTGGCCAAGGAGGTCGATGCGGCCAAGGAGCGACTCACCACCAAGCTCATGCGCCAGCTCGCCCGCGAGCAGAAGGCCGACTACAAGGAAGCCTTCGCCACGCTGAAGGCCCAGGTCACTGCCGAGGTCAACGCCCGTCCTGAATACGCTGCGCTGCTGGCCATCACCAGCGGCAAGATGGCAGACGGCGAGACCGAGGTGCCCAAGCTCCGCACCGCTTGGCTGGTCGAGCGCTACGGCAGGGAGATCCTCACCAAGCTGGGCACCGAGGGCATCGCTCGCGTCTACGGCCCCGAAGGTGCCGATGGTGACGCGCTGGCTGCCCACCTGAACCTCTTCGACGGTAGCGGTGACGCGCTCGTCCAGGCACTCACCGACCTGCCGTCGCGGACCCAGGTCATCAACGAGCAGACCAAGACCCTCATCCAGGAGACCCACCCCGACCTCCTCCGCGACCCCGCCGCCCTGCGCGAAGCTGCCCAGGAGACCCTCATGGGCGAGGGCCGGGAGAAGGTGCTGGCCACCGAGTTGCTGGCCCTACGTCGCAAGCAAGCCGAAATGCGACCAGCGGTGCGTCAGGCCGTGGGTCAGGCTAACGAAGAGGCCACCACCCAGGCCAGAGCAGCGGCCACCGACCGGGAGGCCCTTGCTCAGGAACAACAGCGCATCTCCGCAGATAATGATGCACGGGCACGGCAGGCGTCGGTCTTCCAGAAGCTCCAGGGCTTCCGGCTCGCCGCCAGCGCTCACGTCAGCCGGATGAAGGCCTGGGAGCTTCGGCCCGACCGCTTCCTGGCTGACCAGCGCAAGCACGGCAACGAAGCCTACCGGGCTGCGCTCAAGGGCGACTACGACACCGCCGCCCAGGCGAAGGAGCGGGAGATGCTCTCCCACTTCCTCTACAAGGAGGCCCTCGACGCCAAGCGCATGGCCGAGGACTTCCGCACCTGGGTGAAGCGTAACGACTCAGCCGCCGTGCGCGGCAACATGGGCAAGGCTGGTGGCTCCTACCTCGCCCAGTTCGACGCGCTCCGCGACCGCTTCAGCATCGAGCGTGAGACCAACGAGCGCATCGCCAACCGCGAATCGCTGGGCGAGTGGGTGCAGCAGCGCATGGTCAACGCCGAGGACACCGTCATCGCGCCTTGGCTGCTCGATGAGCTGGAGCTGCGGAACTACCGCCAGCTCACCGTCGCCGAGCTGCGTGACCTGAAGGACGCGCTGAAGAACATCAAGCACCTCGCCTATCAGGAGCTGGGCACCATCATCGATGGCAAGCGCGTGGCCTACGAGACCATGCTCGATGAGCTTGAGGCTGCAGCGATCACCAACCTACCCGGCGCGAAGAAGATCCTCAGCGCTGGCGACGTGCGGCGGAACAAGAAGTCCTACAAGGCCGGTGCCCTGCTCCAGGGCCTCGACGCCACGATGGTGAAGATCGAGCAGCTCGTGAATTGGATCGACGGCAAGGATGTGAACGGCCCCGCGCATCGCTATATTTGGGACCGTGTGGCCAAGGCCCAGCACGAGGACTACAAGCTCACCCTCGCGGTGAACAAGGTGGTGCTCGACGCCTACGAAGCCATGCCCAAGGAATACCGCGAGTCCATGGACGAGACCTTCGAGATCGGTCTCGACCACCCCACCTCCCGCGCCGAGATCATCACCATGCTGCTCTACAACGGGCAGCAGACGCGCTACGAGAAGCTCATGATGGGCAACGCTGGCATGGGCCTCAACAACGAGACCCTGGCACGGGCCTTCGCCAAGCTCGGCCCCAACGACTTCAAGCTGGTGTCCGCGATATGGCAGTCCTTCGACGCGATGAAGCCGCTGGTGCTCGACCTCGAAGAGCGGCTCACCGGCATCCGACCCAAGTGGGAGGAGAACCGCGCCTTCGATGTCTACGACGAGAATGGGCGCCTCTCCGCTCGCCTTGAGGGCGGCTACTTCCCACTGGTGGCCGACCCTCACCTCAACGGGCAGATCGCCAAGAAGCAGGAGGGCGGCACCGTCCAGCAGATCATGACGGCCAACGGCTACAGCCGCGCCACCACCAGCACCGGACACACCAAGGAGCTGACGGGCAAGACCTACCCGCTCATGCTCGACTTCCACCGCATCATGACGGCTGAGCTGACGAACCAGATCAAGGACCTCACCCACCGCGAGGTGGTGCTCAGCCTGAACCGGCTCTTCAGCAGCGATCGCTTCTCCAAGCTCATCAAGGAGCACATCGGCGAAGCCTACGAGGCCCAGCTCATGCCGTGGCTGGTGAACATCGCCAGCGACCGCAACGCTGGTGCGTCTGCGGGCATGTCCGGTCCCAACCGGCTCATGGCTGCGCTCAAGGCCAACACGGCTGCTGCGGTCATCGGCTTCAAGTTCTCCAGCTTCATCGTGCAGCTCTCCGACATTACTCGCGTCATCGCCCCTGGCGACTACGGTGTGAGCCCAAAGAAGCTCCTGTCGGCCATGACCCAGCTCATGACCAACAACACCAAGCTCGTGGAGATGATCACCGACCTCTCGCCGGAGATGGCTCAGCGCAAGGACAACCTCGACCGCGACCTGCGCAGCAGGCTCAACGAGCTGAAGGGCGACACCTCCGTATCGGCCAAGGTCAACCGCGCCGCCTTCGCTGGGCTCGGGATGATGGATGCTTTCGTGAGCTGGCCTGCGTGGCTGGCTTCCTACCAGCAGTCCATGGAGAAGCACGGTGACCAGGAGCAGGCCGTCAAGGAAGCCGACCGCACGGTGCGTATGAAGCTCATGACCTCCGCACCCAAGGACCTCGTTACCATCCAGGCCAACAAGAACCCGTGGGTGCAGCTCGTCACCATGTTCATGGGTGACGCTACCAGCAACTACAACGCGCTCCGCAACGCTGGGCACAACATCAACGGCATGAAGGGCATCCCTACCTTCTCCGGTGTGCTGCTGGCCGTCATCATGGCCAACATCCTCGGCGACCTGCTCAAGGGCCAGTGGCCCGAGGACAAGGAGGACATTGAGGGTTGGATCCTGCGCAAGGCTGTTACCGCGCCTATGGGCACTGCCCCCATCGTGCGCGACTTCGGCAGTGTCATGGACAACGCACTGGCGGGCAAGCCCTTCACCGACTGGCGGTTCTCGCCTGCGGTGGGCACCCTCACCAAGGTGGCCCATGCGCTGTCCGTCAACCCGATCCGCTACGCCGAAGGGAAGGACGACCTCGGCGACTTCATCCTGAAGGAGGTGGAGGCCACCGGCTACCTGCTCGGCATCCCTGGCACTGCCCAAGCTGCGGCCACTACGAAGTATCTGAAGCACTATGCTGAAGGAGAAGAGAACCCCGACAACATCCTGGAGTTCGGCAAGGGTGTCACCACCGGAAAGGGGAAGAAGTAAATGGTCCGCTCACAGCTAAGCACTGACCCAGTCTACGAGCCAGGAGGTGGTGGTTACACCAACTACGTCGGTGGAGGCTACGCTGCCGGTAACGTGGACCTGAGTGCCTACGCCATCGACAGCGAGGTGGTCCACATCGCAGGAGCAGAGACCATCACCGGCACCAAGAAGTTCGGCACCAACACGGACAACACCACCTTCGAGGCTGATGGCACGATGAAATTCAACGGTGCTGCTACGGTCACCGACGACATCAACATCAGCTTGGTGCCACCACAGGGTGGTGCCGCCGCGCCAGCCATCATCGCCTTCAACGGTGATGCTCGTTTGGACTGCTACGCCTTCAGCGGAACGAATGCCACGCCCGATGAGGTCCACTCCAGCCTGGAGGTTCTCCACGGCTACAAGGAGGGGTCTGATATCACGATGCACCTCCATTGGTATCCCACGGACACCACCGTGGCCAACGTGAAGTGGCAGCTACGCTACACTTGGTTTAACCCAGGCACAGTCCCAGATGCAGCCACCACCGTCACAGCAACTGTCGCCACCTCGGGCGTGGCGTGGCAGGAGAAGACCACGGCGTTCACCATCAGCGGTG